GTACCTGCGGTTGCGGTGGGAGCGAGTGGAGTACCGGACATTACCGGAGATGACATCGTGGGGGAGATGAAGTGCGTGTTTTGCTGACGGAAGTTCGTCGCGTCACTCCACACAGTCATCGTAGCCCCGGCAGGGATAGCAACCCCAGTACCCGCTGCCGTTGTATTTCCAATCACCGTGCTGTTGTAGATCGTAGCAACGTAGGCGGTGTCGTTGAAGATCGTGTATTGTTTTGCTACGGGGGGCGCGTAGACCGCAAAAGCCGCAACCGTGGACGTAGTCAACCGAATCATCGCATTGCGAGACTGGTCTGCCGCACCATAAAGCGCGGTAAACGCCTGCGATGAAGTGGTCACCGATACCGTGTTATACCCAGACACCGCAGCTTCAACCAGCGTGCCGATGTTCGTGTTAGTGGAATTGCCCCATGCACCAGCCTGCGTACCAGTAGTAATGAGTTCAAAACGAAGATTTGGTGAGTACGTACTCATGGAGTTCCTTACTTATATGAAGCGTGGTTCTTGTGTAGCGGGTAGAGGTGGAGAGTCAGCGCCGATCCCGTGAAGAATTTCAATAGAACGCGCAAAGTTGTACAACTCCAACTCACTAGGGATGCCCGGAAGACTCTTGATGAGTAGAGAAAGCACTTCAGAATCTACTGGTTTTGCGTCAATCATCTCAGCCCCCGTAATTCAACACCTCACCCATATCACAACGAGTCCACCCAGAAGGGTTTTCTTCTGGGTCATTGATCTGCTGGACTTCTTCCATAAGCCAGTAAGACGCATATACCAGCGTGGACCTTTCAGTCCTCAATTCCTCGCATCTTAGTTTGGCGGGCTCAAAAGTGTCAAAGCACTCGTACTGTCCTGTCGCGGAGTTAAAGACTTGGTAGCAGTCAACTGGGTGGTCAAAGACACCATCCCCATCCAAATCGCAGTTCTCCAACGTATGCACATCCCCACCTTCCGGGCACATGGCTTGAACGTGGAACGTCCACTCCTCCGATGCCATTTGTTCTGCTTGCTTCTGCTGTATAGCGGATACGGCGTCTTGCAAGTTAGTGAATATGGGGAACTCTCCTTCTGAGATGTTCATCCCCTGAAGTATGTACCGTTGTTTCCTAGTAAATTCACCTAGTCTTACAATCGCATCTCCGTTGTAGAGGTATACCCTGCCCCAAGTTGCCCACCATTGTGGGTGCAGTTCCATGTCTGCGTCCTGTTGCAGTTTCTGCACAAATTGGAGGCGTGTCAGCCCGTCATACCCAGAATCAATCAGATGCTGAACAATAGTGGGGCATCCTTGAACCGCAAGTAGTGAATCTTGTGTGATTATCATGACGTTGCTCCGTAGGTAGTACCTGACCCGGAAATGCCTACACTAAAGCCGCTAAAGTCAATCGCCTTGCCACCAGCCGCACCAGCATTTGAGGCAACAACAGTTCCCCCAGTAGTTGTGGCACTTGTTCCAGCGGTATTCGTACCCCCGCCATTACCTGATGAAAAAGGATAAGTAATGGGAGCCCAAGCAACGCCTGTTCCGCCGCTAGCCCCCCAACCACCGCCACCACCTCCGCCAGCGCCACCAGTGTAGTTAGAAGCGCTTCCCCCACCGCCACCACTGCCGCCCAGCCCCCCTTTTGTTTGCCCAATGGCAGTGTTGGTAACTACCCCCGATGCGCTACTGGGGAATATCCTACCGCCCCCACCCCCACCTGATACGAGAGTAGTGCCACCAGAAGAATTAGTTCCGCCTACAGACCCATTACCCCCTAAGCCGCCGGGACTACCGCCACCAGCAAAAATTGGTCCTGTTGTAGAGAAGCCACTACCCCCAATACCGCCCCCTGCCCCAGCCCCACCGCCAGTAGTGATATGCCCGCCACCGCCACCGCCGCCGCCACCAATATAAGAGCCCGCGCCTTTAACGACTGTAGTAGCGAAGCCTATTTTAAGCGCCGTACTACCTACTCCCGGCCCTGCGTAGACTGCGTTTGACCCGTTACTCCCACCACCATTACCACCGCGTCCCATGATGAGACCGTTGTTTGTGAAGGTGAGCACATCTCCAGCAGTTCCGCCGCTAAGTGTGAGGGCGGGAGTCCCTATAATATCGGAGTAAATATAAACATTATTAACAATGACGTTAATGTTTGTAAGTCCCGCCGAATACGTACCAGATGTAGTTTTGGTTAGGTTGGTGGAAGCAAAAGTCGCTACGTTGAGCGTAGCCGGGCCAGTTGAGTTGGCCGTAATTGTTATAGTTACCGTCTGGCGTAAGACTGCCGTAATAGTGCCCACAGAGCCAGTTGCAGTATTACCTGTTATGGCTTTTGCTGTCTGTCTACCGAGCGTGCCAGCACTGCTTGTGGCACTGACAGGAAGAAGCTCGTCGGAGACTTCGTCTATCACTGACGTAATCGACGCCGTTGCGGATGTTCCGGTAAGTGCCTTTCTATTTTCTTCAGTGAACGTGGTTACGCTAGAGGTCGCATTAACCGCCGTGACATCTCTAGTCACTAGCCTAGTAGCAAGGCTCGAAATACTGGCGGTTGCGCTAACCCCCGAGAGCGCCTGCGTGTTGGTGTTTACAGATACGGCCCCAACCGATCCCGGAGTCCCTGTAGCAGAGCGCCCCGTCAACTGCTTTAGAGTTTGTCGAGCGAAGGTCGTCACGGACCCCGTAGCACTGACGGCTGTAGGGGTTACCGTAACAAAGGGCGTAGCAAAAGCAGTGGGCGTACCTGCGCTGCCCGTGGCAGAGACGGCTGATGGGGCATCTTGCTGGACGTTATCGAGATTACCAACGCTTCCCGATATGCTAACGCCAGACAGGGACTTTGGGATTCCGGGTTCTATGTCCCGTACAATCGTCGTACCGCTCACCCCACTGACGGCAATCGTCGTGGGGCGTGTAACTGGAGTCCATGAATCACTCGGCCCAGTATCAATAACCGACCAAGACATCGTGGAACCTTAAGCGATATTGATAAGCGCAGTACCTGCACCGTTCACAGGCATGGTCAGCGTAAACGTGCCAGTGGTGACACTCTGCGAGCCAAAGTTGTGTACGCTGACAGCGCGGTTACCTTGGGTAGAGTTGTACACAAGCAGTGCGTCTGCCGCAGCAAACGTAACAGAAGTCCACTGCAACTGTGCGGATGGGGTCCAGTACGCCGTGGTTCCAGTAACTGCTGGAGGGGTCGCATTGGTGATCGTAGCCCCGCCTGCTGCGTAAGTACCGCTGTTTGCGATCTCGTTGGTTGCGGAATACACCGTAGTGCCCGCACCGAGAGTGCCAACAGCAAGGTAGACAGCGCCTTTGAATACATCAGCGGTGGTTCCTGCGCGGACCACCGTAGTGCCGAAGTTGTGGTAAGCCTGAAGAATCTCAGACTTGAAAGAGGTACACATTGCTTGGGTATTAGCCATTTTTTAGCTCCTTAGATTTCACCAGTAGCGGCTTCACCCGCTACGCCAGCCATACTATAGACATGAGCGTTCTGACGAACGATCTCTCCACTACTCTTGTCCGTATACTTCTCAACAAACTTAATATACGTTGGGGTGATGTCCCATTCCGCTTCATAGACTAGCGAGTCAACGGGGACATTTCCGAGCGACGTATGGATTAAAGGCGTGTCAGTGTTCATGCTATACGAAGTAGTGCAGAGGTTGAAGAGTTTGCGGGGAGTGTAACAGTAAACGTAGTCGTAGAGGTCTTGTCTGCGCCAAAATCAAGAACCGCAATAGACTTACCCGCTTGTGTTACGTTGTAGATCAATGCCCCACGCGCAGTCAATGCAGCGTTAAACACAGGGTTGTCGAAACTGATGTACGCCACATTGTTCGCTGCAAGGACAGTCGCGTTAGTCAGCAAAATGCCGCCCGCTGTATAGCCGACCCCTACAACTTCATTGTCTGTGGTGTATACAGTCGTGTCTGCGTTTAGCGTTGCTTCAGCGGTGTACAGCGCCATCTGAATTGTGTCCGACAAGAGGTTATGAACTGCTTGCGGCAGTTCAACCTTGAAACTTGTCGTCATCGTCTGAGTCAACGCCATCTTAAGTTACCTGCTGACGATATTGACCGGATCTGTACGCATCCTGACGCTCCAGACCATCTCCCAGACGCTTGGCAAGTGCGAGGGCTTCTTTGTATTTGCCTTCGTATGCCTGCATCATGTCCGTCTCACCCTTCATGAAGATGTAAGCCTCGACAAGTGCGCCATAAAGCAAGACGGTATCGAAGTTATCACCCAGCCAAGTCTGTCCACCTACTACTGTGGTGATCGACTCTGGGTAGTAGAAGTAGTGAAGTTCTACGTTGTAGATGATGTCAGGGGTGGGACCGAGGATGAAGACAAGTTCTTTGGCATCCGCAAACGCAGGGCCGAAAAGCGCGTAGCACTTTGGCATACCCGTAGTCTGTGGGAAAGGGTACGCCTCACGGATGAAGTTCACATCCTTGTTCAGCAAGTACGTGTACGACCCTCCTACGGGGTACACCGCCATCGAGTATACCGACAAGAAGTCAAGCGGGCAATCCAAGTACTGATCTTGTGCCGTAGTCTGCCCCACGACATTCTTGCGAAGCGATGGGAACTGCACGCTGTTGTAAATGCGCTGCTCTGCCTGCGTAATGAACGTGTTCATATCCGCCGTAGCAAATTGGTTCTCCGTATAGGAGCTTATCGCATTCACAAGAGCCGTGTAATTCATGCCATCGGACCTCTAGACATCGTACCTTTGGTCGCGCAGCCCGTACCGCGCATCTTGACGCCATCAGTCTTTACACCACCGCAGTCACCCAACGAGACGCCGCTCATTGGTGTCCAATCTTCTTTGCGGGGCATGGTGGGCTTGATGCCGTAGTCGTTAATACCCAGCCGCTTACCAGACATGGTGTGGGGCTCTGCGTAAACACTAGCGGGGCCGACTTCTTTACCGTCTTCTTTTTGACTGTACTTAGCCATGATTCAACCCGTCTTTTGACTAGCAGCGCGAGACAGCCCACGACCAAGACGCATACGGTCCTCGGAGGTGGGGCCACCCTTTTTGAGCTTCAGGGAAGTCTTCTTGCCCCCCGGATGCTTTGCCGCTTCGTGCTGTCCGATCCCTTTGCGGATCATAGCCTTATCTTGCGCCATGTCAGACTTACCGTTTTCCTTAGCCATGTGGCCTCCTTATGTCGTCACTACCGTGACTGTACCAACAATCCCCTGTACAACCAAGTCATTTGGTGTTAGCAAGGTATCGAAACTGCTGGCTCCACCAACCGGATTCCAGCCCCATTGAAACACTCGACTACCTTCGCCCTGAGTCCCGAGGACCGTAAGACCTGATACGTAGTAGCTCTGATCCCGGCGAGGTTCACGTACTGCCTGTGGATCATCTACCGGATACATACCCAGTTGGAGTTGCGGATGATCTGGATCCCAGCACTGTATACACACCAGAATGTTGTAGATCTTGGTCTTTATAACTTCCTTCTTGAGTGCGGTCAGCTTGAACTTTTGTCCACAGCGATCACACATCGCAATCGAGTTCTTACCTGAAGCAAACCTATTGCCCATATCAGTTTATGAACATCTGCCTTGGGACGAGCCGAATCGCTGCCTTCTCGCGGTCCTCAGATGATGCCAGATCCCAAGCTTCGTCGTACTGTGCCTTGAGGGTTTCAAGACGTTGCAACCCATCAGGAAGCTTCAGCGCAAGGTAGTAAGCCAGCCCCGCAACCATGCAGGGGATAAACCGAAACGGTACATCCATCGTGTTGACACCACCGCCAGCATCTTGAATTCTACGAAGATACCAATACACAAAAGTGTAGGGTTGCGAAGCATCTGGGATGGGCCAGACCGTGACGTTGGGGACAGGTGCTTGCCTATTGATGTAAACCTGAATCGGCCTAGCCTGACTCAACTTGTTAGGAATCGTGGCATAGGTGGAAACAGAAATGCGCGTGATCGACAGGTCAGCCTGAGTCGATGAATTCCCTGCCCCAGTACGAATAACGTGTTCAAGCAGATCTACCGTGTCATCCGGGAGATCATACGTCGCAGTACCCGGAACAAGGGTAATAGAAGACTGAGCAACAGTCCACAGGTTAATCCCGCGATTAGCCCAATCAGCAAAAAGCAAATTGAGACTACGCCTTGCAGTCTTGAGATCGTAGCCCGAACGAAGCTCCGCACCACAACGCTCGAAAGCCTCTTCGACCAGATCGGTCAGATCAAGATTGAATGTGGTAGTGCCAGAGGTAGCCATTACTGCAACGAGTTAGTTGAAGACTGTTGAGGTTGCATCAGCCCTGCTAAACCTTGCTGCTGCGAGAACTGCTGCATAGCGTTCGGGGCTGGGCCAAGCATACCGCCTTGTTGCCCCATAGGTGCTTGCTGTTGTTGTGCAAAGTTTTGCGCCCAAGGTGGCATACCACCGCCCTGCGGACCCATCATAGGATTACCTTGCGCTCCGGGCATACCGCCTTTACCACCTGCTGCGCCTTGTTGCATGGGGTTCTGCTGCATCGGACCACCTTGCTGTCCCATCATAGGGCCAAGATAGGGCGGGAAACCGCCTTGTTGCATCGGGTCACCTTGCTTGCCCATCTGCTGCATAGGGTTCTGCTGCATTTGCTGCATAGGGTTTTGCTGCATCGGACCGCCCTGCTTGCCCATTTGCCGCGCCGCTATTGCTTGCTGAATACCGGGGGGTAGTTGGGAGAGCATGGACGGTGACATTGAGCCACCCTGCTTCTGCATTGGGTTCCCCGGTCTCTGCATAGCAGACATACCTGCTCCCGGTCTTTTCATTCCACCAGCACCCATTATTTCATCCCCTTAAGCGTTTGCGCCAAACGCGCACGTTGTCCTAGTTTACCCGGAGCAGAAGCAGCTTTCGCCAACTTCTTAGCGGGGATCGGCTGACCTTCTTTAGCGCCAAGTTGCTTACGTAAAGCCCCCGGCTTCTTGATAGCGTCAGCAATCCAGTTCTTAGCCATTACCTAAACCCCGCTGTTTTCTTAGCAATGTTTTTAGGTTGGGCAACGAACTGCTTGCCCGCCGCCTTACCCGCACGTTTGGCTTTGGTTGTCGCTGCGTACTCAGCAGGAGACAACGACTTGATTGCTGCTTCTGGCAAATAGCGTTCGCCTGTTTTAGACGAAGGCTTCCCCGACTTGGTTGTCCACTTCTGGTCAGTCCAATTCTTAAGGGATTGCTGTGGCGCTTTCAATCTGAGTAGCCCCCACCTTTGGCCTTGTACTTCTTAGCCAGCAACTGAGCTTTCCGCGCTGACCACTGGCCCGCTGCGGTTCCTTGCGTAGCCTGACCCTTGATAGAGTTGAACAGCGACTTCCGCATGGTTGGCTTGGTGTAGTTGCCAGCAGCGTTTACCTTACCACCTTCAGCATACTGCGTGAAGTCAGTATCGTCGCGGCGAGCTTTCTTCTTTGCCCCCGGCATCTTGGAGGGATTGATATCACCCATACCGCGACTAGGTCTCATACCATCCTGCCTTTGGTTTTGCCTCGCTTGGCACACCCGTCAGCACGAGTAACACCGCCCTTAGCCATCTTGGTGCAGCCACCCTTGGCCTTAGTCATAACCTTAGGCTTTGCGGGCGATGACGCAGCAGAAGCAGGGGTAGGAGGTTTTGGAGCCTTTTCCTTGAACGTACCCATAGAACGAGAGGCAGCTTCGTCGTAGGCTTTCCCCATAGCCTCGCGGTCTTTTTCTTCCTTCAACTCCGCAAGTGCGCGTTCTTTTGCTGTATCAGACATGATGTCTCCTTATTAGCAGCTTCCGCCGCTCTTCATTTTGATTTGCTTGGCCTTGGTGCCCCCGTGGGAGATGCAGCCATCAGCAGCCTTGACAAATCCACCGTTCTTGAAAGGCTTGCCGCCCTTCTTGGGATTGCTATTGACTTTGTCTTTGGCATCCATGATCTTTTGCATGAATGCCGGGAGAGGCTTCTTCGTCTTCATGATTGGTCTTTCTTCCGGTTAGTCCACTGACGGACGGTGTCAGTCTCCCAGATTCGGAAGGCTGTCCAAATAATCGTAAACAATGCTGCGATTGACGGTAAAACTTCCACAAGTGTCCCTACTACGGTTATCAAGGACACGGCATCCATCACGTGTTTGGTAGCCTCAAGAGCTTCATCTTTCATCTTAGCACTTCCACGCTCTAAGGCTTTTGTTGATGCGGCTATCGGGGTCATTGGCGGTTTTGGCACTTGTTAGTTTCTTCTTCATACCCGACATCCGGGCACAAAATGAATCTTTGCGTGAACCACCTTCAGGCTGTGGAGCCTTGAGTCCCGGTTTACCGGGGTTTGCCTTGTTGTAAGAAGCGCGGCCTTTGGCGTTTAAGCCACCAGCCTCGCTCTTACCCTCCTTGCGTTGCCATGCAGGAGACTTAGCCATATTACGCCTGTGCCTCTTTCCAGCCCAGTCGCGCCAAAATTGTGGAGCTTGTGGCGGACAATGGAATAGCCACGACGTACAAAATATCCGGGCCATCAGGATAGAAGTTCGATTGCGTAGTCGGTACCGTGCTGGCTGTACCCCCGCCCAAAATTGAGTTACCCAAATCACGTATCCCACTCAAGTCCAGACGGGTAACTCCAGTTGGGTCTGTATAACCAGCGTACACCGACTCACCACCAGTGACAGTCACCGCGTTGGTATTCAGCGCAATTTGCGCCAAAGATGATGTGATGCCGCCCACTTGCTGAACAGGAGCCACAAAACCACTAGAGAACGCGCCGCTGGCAAATCCGTTCAACACAAGGTTTATCAGGAAGCCAGTTCCGGTGGTGAACAGACCCAAAGACTCCAACTCCAACTGCATACGATTGATAATCTCTCGCGCACCTAGAAGCCCTGTTGTGTTGTTGTCCACGGAGGGAGCCACACGAATCGCCATCAACACGCGAGGCGTTGTTGCCGTGGTTGTGATGGCCGTAGTCATGCCGTAGTTGAACACCAGCGACTTGTCGTTGTCGAAGCCACCGTCCATGATTACCGACGAGCCCCAGTGGGACAGCGAAGCTAGTGTGTCAGGTGACGAAAACTCCACCATAGTGGGGGCGGTTGCCGAAAACGTAAACGCTTGAGCTGTGATCTGCCCGCCCAACTGCGCACGGGCAGAAACTACGAACGATGTCGCCGTTTTGGATGAGTATGCAATATGCTCGACAGTACCAGTAGCGCCGGGGTTGCTAATGCGTATCACACCACTCGGGGCAAAACCAGCGGTGGACTGTACGTTAATGATTGTCCCAAAGGTACCAACGCCAAGAGTAGCAGTCAAATACGTTACTGCGCTGATGCCGTTTGATTCGTAGTGCGCGGCCATGTTGCCAGAACGCATGTACGCTTCATACTGCACGTTGTTGTTCGTGAACTGATGGACGTATGTAACCTGACCCTTTGTGGTACGCAGGCCGAAGCGGGAAAAGCCAGCACCGTACCAAGAGTAGTCAATGTAAAACATCTGCATCCGCGTCAGGTCAATCGTGTAACCGGACGGGCCTGTACCATCAAGCGGGTCTGCCCATTGAGACTGTGGTACGCGAGTATCTATTGTCTTGGACATGATAGTCCCGACAATCGTGGAACCCCTATATTCAGGGGTAACTTCCATAGCCGTATCCGACGTAATAGTCACAATTCGGTAGGATTGCCCACGAATCACAACAAAGTCGCCGGGTTTCAGTTGAGAGCTAAACTGGGTTCCTGTGCCCGAGATTACCGTTGAGTTGTTTGTTGCATCAACAACGCCGCTCAGTTGCAACACGCTATTACGCCAAACGGCGTACAGGGTACGGCCATCGTACTCAAAGAAAAGACCGTTTTGTTGGTCGAAGAAACCAATTCGGTTGGACGATCCGTACCACGTACTCGGTGATACGCGAATAGGAAAGCCTGTTGCTGTAGGGACAGATGGAGCCGCCGACATTGTGTACGTCAGGGTGGTCGGCGTGGGGGTGCTGACCACAACAAATGTGCCGTTGTACGGCCCCTGATCACACCCAGTAACGATGATGGTAGCACTCGGTGCTATGTTGTGGATGTACCGAGTTGTCACCGTGGCAGTCGTGCCAACCGCTGTAATGCTGGTCGTAAGCAACGGTGGGTTCAAAGAAGAGCCCGTGGAAAACTGGATGCCCTTGCCAGACTGATACCGGAAGTATCGGCGGGTTTGGCGAATCAGTTGCGAGTTTGGAACAGCAGCCCCGGCTGAAAAAGCCACGCCCCCGTCAAACGGACGAGACTCAACCAACCCTGCTGGACGCGCAAATAACGTCAGGTTGTTGGCCGTGTTACTTAGTGTACCAAACGGGGTGTTGGCCGTGACAAAGGTAGCGGTATTGGACGTTGGAGTGGTGACTACCACCCACGCGCCGTTGGGTGTGTTTGCGACAGTTGTGGACGCCACAGTAATTGCCACGGGAGCGCCGATAGCACCAACGGTCTGCGAAGCGCTCACCGTATAGTTATACCCAATGATCGAAATTGAAGTGACTGTCGATGCCGCGCTCACTGTAAAGGTGGGGGACGTTCCAGACACGATGTATGTACCAGCGGTAACACCTGCACCTGACAGTTGCATACCGATCACAGGGATGGTGCCGCTTACGTATGTCAACGTGGTACCAGCAATCGAACCAACGAATGTCGATGCGTTGACGACGGTAATCGTGGTTCCCGCAGTCACCCCAGCGCCCAGTACTGCGTACCCAGTACGCAGTACCAACCCGGCTGAAGGCACAGCGTTGAAACTAAGCGTAGTGCCCGAAATCCACCCCAATGTAGCGTTAGCGGCAATAGAGGTTACGCCAGTCACATAGATCAACGAACCAGCGCTCAAGCCATGCGAGTTAGCAGAGGTAACCGTGATAGTGGATCCGACGTAAGTGAACGCCGCCACAGACGCGAGGTTGATACCACAGTTAGAGTACAGGTACCCGAGGTACACAAAAGTACGCTCGGTGTTGAATTGGTTACCTACGGGTACGATGCCTTGAGCCGTATAGGTCACAGACACGTTGGTGCTCACAGCCTCAACGTAGTACCAGCCGTTAGCGTTATCAGCGTTGGAGTTCTGTACGTAAATCGGCGTACCAACTACAAAGCCCGACGTATCGGCCATGCTGACAACCACCGTGCGGGTTCCAGCACCAGTCACAGCCGTCACTACACGGGCGGCTTGAGGGATGTAATATAGGCTCTGGCGGTTGTTGGACAGGCCAATAGATTCCCATTTGGTAGGCTGCTGACCATACTCAAAGTCGGTGTCGATCAACGCCGTCGGCTGCGAAATACGCATTTTGCCGACGGGGTCTTGCGCGTTAGGCGCAGGATTTACATACGGAGACACAGCCCCCGAAGAGTTAGTGCCTGTGATAGGCAAAGATTTGTTCGAGTTCGCGTCTACTACGGTCCATCCAGACATGACAGCCCCTTAAATTACAAGAAGGGGGCCGAAGCCCCCGTAACCAAATTAGGCGGATGCTGGGTTAGCAGAACCGTCAGAGCCACGCACGATGTACGCAATGGAGAACACACCAGCGCCAGTACCGGGCGTGACGCTGGTTTGCGTGAACGATACCACCGCATCAACAGCACCCACGTTAGCAACCAAGCCGGGGTTAGACGTTGCCAATGGGATGGCAGTCAGGCCAGTCGTAGTGAACGCACTAACTGCCGTTGCAGCAGAGATGGCGTTGCCGTTGACATAGATTTGCATCGACGGCGTAGTCGTTGCATACGCGGTGGTAACGATGTACTGCACGTTCTGAATAGAAGCGCCAGCAGGGAGCACGGCCAGAACGGTGTTGGCAGTAATGTCTGCATTAGAGACGGTCTTAAACTGTGCAGCAGGGCAAGCGCCCACGTTACGAACCTGACCAGCCGCAGCGCCTGCAACGGTAGTTGGGCCAACGGTATCTTTAACCGTGCCGAGCAGCCAAGGGCCAAGGTGAGTTGCGAATCCCATGATATTTCCTCATTTGCGGCTTGCTGTCTTGAGGGGAGTCTGCCAAGTCAGTCAACAAGCCAAGTAGTCTTGGTATTAGGGTTGTACCACAAGTCTTTCTCTTGTGCAAATAAAAAGGGGGTAGGCTTGTGACCTACCCCCTCCAGCCGGGAACCCCCAACCCTAACTAGCTATCAGGTCGATCCGGGCGAACCGAACATACCCAACGGATCAGACCAGCCGAAGCTGTAACGCTCGCGGGCCTTGTAACGGACGTTGCCCGTATCGAAGTCACCGTCCATCGAGTTCGTCAAAGGCATACGCTCGAAGTGCTTCATGCCGTTAGGAACGTCAGTGGTCAAATACCAGCCGTTCGAGTCGGTCAAGAAGTTGTTAACAGCGTAACCTTCTGGGATCGAACCGTTGTTCTTGATGGCGTTGACATCGTTGTCAGTCGTACCAACACGGAGGCTGGTTTCCAACAGACGGGTAGCAACGAACATCAGAGCAGGCGGAATGATC